GCGTCTGCAACGGCTTTGTCAGCTTTTGCAACAGCCTCTCTTAATTTAGATGGTGCTTCTGCCGCTGTTTCACGTGATCTACGAACATCAGTGATTGATTGATACCAATCTTTTCCAAAAGTTGCAGCACCAAGTAATTCAATAGTGTCGGCAGCTTTTTTGGGCGATATGTCTATAGTTTTGAGAGCATCTTGGAAGGCAAGTTTTTGCTGCGGGTCTTTTTCTGCTTCTATGCGCTGGCTTAAAATTGTTTTTGCAGTCTCTGGGTTTTGTTCTAATGCAACAAGCAATTGACCAGTAAAACGCTTAGATGACTCTAATTCTCGATCACTCATATTTTTAGCAACAGCTTGCAATGCGTCAAATTGCTGTTTATTAGCCCCAATTAAAAGTGGCTCAATGTCGGAGTAATTACGCTGTGCTACTGGTTTTGCAAAAAAAGTATCAATTCCCGCTTGTGTTTTAGCTGCTTGCTCACGTACCCGTGTTTGTGCTTGCGCTTCTGCACCTGCTGCGCCAAGTTTAAAGCCCCCAAGTGCCGCCTCAAACGGGCTTTGGACGTTTACTGAGTAATCAATCGGGCCTTGGAATGGGTTTATGGTTGCCATGTGTTATCCAATCAAAAACCAAAGCCAGGAGTTTTACCTGCGCCATATTGAGCACCGAGAAACTGAGCTGGCAAATTAAATAGCTGTCCGTAAGCCTTGGCCTCACCAATTTGGCCGCCAGCTCTAGCTGAACCTTGTTGGGATAATAGATTGGCAATGTTAGTGCCTGATTCCATACCAGCAGCACCAACACCAGTAGCAGAACGCTGACCTAAAGCTGTAATTCCACCCAAACGCTCATATTGTTTGTCAATAAGGCCTGAAAGAAGAGCTGGCCTAAATTGAGCCAGTGCGCCTTGAATATTCCCACCACGCAAACCACCAGTAGCCGATGCTCGTTGTAGCAATGCTTCCTCACCTTGACTTGCAAGAGCTTGGAATGTCTCTCCACCGCTGATGCGCCCAATAGCCGCACGTTCTGCTTCTGGCCCTTGTAGACCAAGAAATGCTTGCTGTGCTTCAAGTGCGGGAAGACCTGCCTCAGAATAAGGCTTGAGTAATTCACGCATAGCATCAAATTGTCTGCGCTGTTCTTCAATGCCAGCTTGAGATGCTGCGGCTTGTGTACCTGCGGCATCTTTAGCCGCACTACCTTGAATTGCACCACCTACAAGCTGACTTCCACCTACAATAAGGGCTGTTACTGGATTAGGCATTGCCAAACTCCTTCATATAGTCTTCAAATTTTTCGCCATACAATTCCATGACAAGATGAGCATTCTTTGTGGCAAACGTTGGGCCATGCGTAAGCGATACAGCCATCAAAATCAGGTCGTAGTAACCTGCTCGCCAAACGAATGATTTTGCATCGGCTTTGCCTTCACGCTCGGCTTGATCTGAGGCTTGCCACTTCATGATTGCTGTTGCCAACAATGGCACGAGATGATGACTGTTTGTGATAAAAAACTGGTTTTGATGTATGCCCACCAGTGTGTTCCAGATGGCTGCATTCAGGTCTTTGCGCTCTACCGTATCGCCATCGGCAATATCGTCAAACACCTGAATGGCATCGTAAACCATGACAAGCCATTCCACAACTGGCATAGGCAGCATAAAAACCCTTTGCAGGTTCTCTTTAAGCCAATCAGTCATGCACAACTCCTTAATGGGGAAGGCCGCTGGATGCCATAACTCAGCGGATTGATTTTCGCACATTTTCGCATTTCGTCAATCCATTTCAGATTCACGCTCTTCCCAAGCCTGACAAACCCGCATATCGTTGCAGATAAAGTTCAGTTTTTCACAGTGACCCCTAAATCCTGCGCCCTTGTCATAAGCCGCCATTGGGATGCGCTCAATTCTGACTTGGGTCATAAAGCTATTATCGTAATACTCGCAGTTCGAGCAATGCTTGCGTCTTGCGTCTTTTTCATCGCATTGCATTGCTTCTGCCAAACCTGCGTAGAACTCCTTATTTGCACCAGGCTCATTGGTGGGCATTTCAGGGCCATAGTTCCAATCAGCGACCGCAACGGCATAGTTCTTTTTATTCTCTGCGTTGGTCAAAAATTCTTCTTCCATCGGCAAGCCATTAAAGCCCCGTGGAATAACCATAAATTCTTTCATGCTGTGCTCCTTTAAGTAATTTCTCGGCCTGATGCTCGAATTGTCAATGATGTGGCTGCGCTGGCAATGGTGGATATGAAACTACCAGACTCAAGTGCTTGACCAACCAACTCAGGGAATGTGTAGGTCTCATCTGGTGCGATGCTTCGGGTGTCAACGATTAAGTTGGATACACCAGCACTGCCAGCAACTGTCACCAAGTTAACGCTGATCGTCACATTTCCTGCCGTGGTATTGGTGGCAGTGAATTTGTCAATGATCGCTTTACAGTTCACAGCGGTGTACTGCGTAGTCTGTGTGCCTTCTGCCTGTTTTGGTGGTATCAGCACCTTGATTGATACGGTCATTTCATACTCCTTATGTGGCTTCGCCACCACTTGCGATGATTGTGAGGCCAGTTGATGCCGCTTGAATTTGTATTGTGTCGCCTGCGTTCAGAACTTCAATGCCATTGTATTGCAGAGCATTATTAGCGGGAACAGAGACATCGTAAAGAAATGCATTACTTGTACCTGCCGAGCCTGCTGATGGTACTAAAAACACTCTCACGTTAATCGAGGCTGCCGTTGTGTTGGCAATGCTGAATTCTTTGAGCAAAGTGCGAGTACTAGCAGGCACGGTGTACAGCGTAGTCACGCCAGTTGTGATGTCTGCTTGACCAAGTTTTGCGGGTGTGATTACATCGAAAGCCATGTAAGTACCTTAGTTGATGTAAAACGATTCCAATCAGTAGAGGTTAAATAACCATTTGCGCTTGCAGTTGCAGCCGCCATACTAATAGCTGGAGTTGTGCCGCCAGATGACACAACGGGCGCAGTGCCTGTGACACTTGTTACAGTTCCAGTTGTCGGTGTTGTCCATGTAGGGGTTACACCTGTTCCAGAGGATGTAAGCACTTGACCTACTGTTCCTTGTGCCGCATCAAAACTAAGTGTTCCTGTAACGCTCAAATCTACAAAATTTGCGTTTTTAGGAGTTGTAGCCCCAATGGTCATATTGTCAATTGTTCCTACATTAGTTGGAGCAATTTCAACCGAACCTGCGCCAGTAGGCTTTAAATGCACATGACCAGTGCCAGTGGGACTAATATCTATTTGTGCGTTTGTACCGTTTAAATTGGTAGAAACATTGACAGACATATTATCGCCACCGCCAGCACCAACACTCATTTGAGTTGTGCCTGAAGCATTTTTAAGCGATAAACCAGCAGAGTTTAGTGCTTGGACAATAGGTGTAGTGACGCTAGTAGATGCACTTAATGTTGTAACGCCTGTTGTTGCACCTGTGTCGCTAATTGTGACAACAGAGTTTTGAATGACCTTGCCAGTAGTTCCATTAAACCTAGCAACAGCATTATCTGTTGCGCTGGCAGGGCCAATAACATCGCCAGTTTCATAACTTGCTGGAGCTAAAGCCATCAATTCAAGGGCTTGAGCCAAACGTGGAATGGCATCTAATGCTTGTTGCACTTTTGCATTCAAGACTGCATCATCGACTGCGGTGCTTTGCGCCAAAGTAGCAATTTGCGTCAGCGCCTCATTTGCTGTTGCTGCCGCTGTGTCTGCCTGATATTCAAAATCAATACCGACAATTACTTGAAGTTGGTCAACAGTTGAAAACAGCAACTCAAACTGCCTAATCTGTTGCTGATCGGTCAGGAACTGCGCGAGTTGGTCACGGGTCAAGTTGAGTCTGCGAGAGATTGGTGCGGTTGCCATCAGTATGCCAATGCCTCAATCTGTGCTTCTAAGCGAACATAAGACACATGAGCATCACTGTCTCCACGGAAACGCTGGATGCGCCAGTTCCTCATACTGCCCTGCTGAAACCAAGCCAAACGCCTTTTGCGGTTACCAATCGTGCCGACATAGATGAACTTTTCTTGTGAATAGGTTTGCCCATCAAGCGAATAACTGGTGCTGATTTGCGGGTTTTCACA